ATGGAGAGTTTGATGAATATCCAGATTTGGGTGGTCAACCATTTGATTCCACAAGAATGGCTGAGACTTTGGGTTATGGAGATATGATGAGAAGTGGTGGAAATAAAGAAGTGGCTCGAGAAGTGGGGGCCGTTAAAACCATTAAGGATGCTGGATTGTCAGTTGACCAAGTACCCGAAGGTGTTGTAAATGCTATGACAAGAGATTATAGTGATTTGATGAAAGTGATAAACAAAAAAGGTAAATAATAAATGTCAACCGTAAGAGAAATAAATGAAAATCCTGATGTATTTGTTGGAGTTACTCTTCCAATAGAATATGGCCATACAGGACATTTTAAACAATCCGGAACTATCAAGGAACAAGCTTATAGTAATATAAAAAATGTAGTTCTTACGGGAAAAGGTGAGAGAGTTGGACAACCAGAGTTCGGATGTGATGTAAATAGAATTATATTCGACCCTATTACTGAAGATACTTCAGACATTATTGAAGAGTCAGTTAGGGATGCAATTTCTGTTTGGCTACCTTATATATCAATTCACAATGTATTTGTTTCTTTTTCTGAACATGATAATAATAAAATAATATTATCAATAGAGTATACAGTAGATGTTGAGGATCCAGATTCAGTTGAAAGTATATCATTTAATTTTAATGTAGGAATATAAAATGCCAGATTACGGAATAAATAAAAAATCAGTATCAAAAGAAATACGATATCTCGGTAGAGATTTTACTGCGATAAGAGAAAATCTTATAGAGTTTGCAAAATCATATTTTCCAAATACATATAATGATTTTAATGAATCATCACCTGGAATGATGTTTATTGAGATGGCTGCATATGTTGGTGATATAATGAATTATTATGTAGATAATCAATTTAGAGAATCTTTATTACACTCGGCCGAAGAAAAGAAAAATATTTATAAGATTGCTCAGGCATATGGTTATACGCCAAAACTTTCACATCCAGCAACAGCAATTTGTAATTTTGGTGTTGAAGTTCCTGCTACTACAGATGATGACAGTACGTATAGACCAAATTTAGATTATGCACCTATACTTAATGCAGATAGTATGTTTGGTGCATCAAATGGTTCAGAGTTTAGATTATTAGATGATATAAATTTTAAAGTATCATCATCACTTGATGAGATGGATGTAAAGATAGCTGATTATAATGGATTAATTCCAATAAAATATAGATTAACTAAAAAAGGAATTGTAGAATCTGGAAAAAAAACATCTGAAACCTTTACTTTTGGTGGAGCTGAAAAGTTTAATAAAATTGTACTTAGTAATGAAAAAGTTATTCATATAATTTCAGTAATCGATAGTGATAATAATAAATGGTATGAAGTTCCATTTTTGGCACAAGATACAGTATTTGAATCAGTAGCAAATACATCAGACAGTGATCCAGAATTATCTGGGTTTTCAAATGATACTCCATACCTATTAAAGTTAATAAAAAGTTCTCGAAGATTTACAAAATACATTCGTAGTGATGGTAAAACAGAATTAAGATTTGGTGCAGGAGTTTCATCTAACCCAGATGAAGAGATAATTCCAAATCCAGATAATGTAGGTTCATCCTTGGCAACAGGATTGACTAAACTTGATACGTCATATGATCCAAGTAATTTTTTGAAAACAAGAACATTTGGTTTATCACCAAGTAACACCACATTAACTATAAAATATAGTTATGGTGGTTCAATTAATGATAATGTATTAAGTAATGAGATATTAAATAAAAGAGAAGTTAAATGGACTCTTGAAGAAAGTGGATTAGTAGGTGGTGATGTTACTACTATGAAAGGTAGTTTAGTACAAAAAAATCCAGAACCAGCAACTGGAGGTTCTGATGGAGAATCAGATTTTGAAATTAGAGAAAATGCTTTAGCATATTTTAATACACAAAATCGTACTGTTACTAAAGAAGATTATATTACAAGAGTTTATTCTTTACCACAAAAGTTTGGTAATGTTGCTAAGGCATATATAGTACAAGATGAGGCTTTACTAAATGAACAAGTTCTTTCGGTAAATGGACAATCAGTAACAATACCAGTTAGTAAAATTCCAAATCCATTAGCAATGAATTTATATACATTAGGGTTTGATAAAAATAAAAATTTAGTAAGATTAAATACGGCAGTAAAAGAAAATATAAAAACGTATTTATCACAATATAGATTGATGACAGATGCTATAAATATTCGTGATGGATATATGATTAATATTGGAATTAAATTTGCAATCATTACTCAACGGGGACATAATAAAAATGAAGTATTGTTTAATTGTGTAGAAGAGGTGAAGAAACATTTTGATATTGAGAAATGGCAATTTAATCAACCAATTGTGTTGAGTGATATAGCATATAAAATTTCTTTAGTGGATGGAGTAGCAAGTGTTGTTCCACCTGGTGATTCTAATTCGTCTATGATATTGATAGAAAATAAGTGGAGACACTCTCAAGGGTATTCTGGTTATGTTTATGATATAAGTTCAGCAACCAAAGATGGTGTAATATATCCATCATTAGACCCAAGTATATTTGAAGTGAAGTTTCCAAATTCTGATATACAAGGTAGAGTAGTAGGAGATATGTAATGTTTTATTTCGAATACCCAATAGCAGATACAACACTTTATGAAGCAACACCAAGTTCATCTATAAACACAGGACTTGATGAGATTTTAGAAGTAAGAAAAGATATGAATGATCTCGGAACACAAATTGATGTGTCGAGAATTTTGATGAAATTCAGTTACAATTATATTTCAAAATCAATACAAGATGGAATTATACCGAGTACTGCAAAATACTATATAAATCTTTATGATGCACAATCATCTGAATTGGCAGTAGAACAAGATTTATATGCATATATTGTGAGTCAAAGTTGGGATGCAGGAACTGGATATTATAGTAGAGATCCTTCACGAACTGATGGAGCAAGTTGGAAGTATAGTGATAATGCAACTACCGCAACACAATGGGTAAGTGGTAGTGATACACAAGGTGGTACTTGGTTTACTGGAAGTATAGGTGCAACAGCTGCTGAATATAATGTTAGTTCATCTTATGCATTGAGTTATGAGACTGAAGATATTAGAATGGACGTAACTGATTTAGTTAAGAGTCATATTTACTCAAGTTCAGTATATCCAAATAATGGTTTTATAATTAAACGAGAAAATTTACCTACAAGTCAAAGTGCTACAACAACATTTGATCCTACCACGAGTACTGGATCAGCAGAATTTAATACTACATTTTATGGTAATTTAAAATATTTCTCAAGAGAAACCAATACAATCTATTCACCAAAGTTAGAAGTTGAGTGGGATGATTCAAGTTTTTCAACTGGGTCAACTTGGATGGCACCTGTTTCATCATCTGAAATAGATCAATTAACGGTTTATTTTAAAAATTTAAGACCTGAATATAGAGAAAAATCTAAAGCAAGAATTAGATTTGGTGGTCGTGAGTTGTATCCTGAAAGAGGATTTGAAACTACACCCAAGGCCCTTACTGTTAAACATCTACCAAGTGGAAGTGGTGCAATGGGACAAGGTACTTATTATTCTGTAAAAGATGCAAGTACGGAAGAAGTTATAATTCCATTCAGTACAGGTTCACTTGTAAGTTGTGATGGGTCAGGTAATTATTTTAATATATGGTTTGATGCATTTCAACCAGAAAGACATTATAGATTTCAAATTAAAGTTGTAAGTGGTAGTGGTGCTGATAAACAAGAATTGATTTTTGATGATGGATATGAATTCAAAGTAGTGAGGTCGTAATGGCTACTAATTATTTGAGTGCTTCCAAGTTATCTGGTACATATCAAAATATGTTAGATGTAGATAATATAGAAAGAGAAAAACAATTGGAAGATGCATTTACAAAGGCATCTTTGAATAGAGGAGAAGTTAATGAAACTAATTTACTCAGAGATACAAATGGTTTTTTAATTAGTTTTTCGGATGAAGATAACAATTCTACTGAAGAGTATTATCAATTATCTCAAATATTAAATATTAAAAGTGTGATAGATAAACCTCTTCTGAAATCAGTATTAAAAGAAAAAATGGAATTCAAACAATTTAAACTAACTGAACCAACACCCTCAGATGAAGATTTGGTTAATTTAGAAGCGGTACTTAGAGAAAAAATAAAATTATATGAAAACTTAATTGAAGAAGCACAATCAAGTGGCTAAGGGATAAGATGCCTAATCGAAGAGGATTATCAAATAAAGATAAAAATATATTAGTAAAACCAACTACCCAAGAAAATAATTTTGGTGTAGTAGGTGACTATGCTATTCTGAATGTGTATGATTCAAATGAAGAGTTATATGATGGTTATGTATTATCTTATGAGAATTTTATTTTAAACCAAAATAAAATTAATTTAGATATAGGTCAACATTTAAGAGATAATTTTATTACTGATGACAGTTGGAGAGTAGAGTATATATTCTATAGACCAATTGCTGGAAGTAATGAAACTCTTTTTATAGATAAGAATTTGAAAATAATTCAACATGAAATTGAATCAAAGATTGTAGGTGGGAAACGAGTTTTTACATCTGCTGCAAATCCTTCTATTATTGTTAATCCTGTTGAGGATAAATACATCATTTCAAAACTCTCCAAAGATAGAACTGAAATAGAAATAAGACCACAACAGATTAAAAATAGTGGTTATGTTGATAGGTTATTTGAACTTCATGGAACGGTAAAATATACACCCACACCTGGCCCAAATACAAATACTGGAATATCATTTAATTCAACAACTGGTCAAGATGATGATAATTCAATGGAATTTGAAAAAGTTAGTGGTGACTCTGGATTTAGTGATAAGATGATTGGGGCAACTATAACTATACCTGATGTATATAGGGTTTTAGTACCAACAGGGAATCCGAATCCCCATTCCAATTTTTTACCAAACAGCAGATTTGATGTAGCTGGTAATGACGCGACTTTACTACCATCCTTTTTTAACCAACCTGATAGTCCATATATACATACAAATGGATACCAATATATTTGGAAATTCGTAGCTGTTCAATCTAATGATGGACATAATGACAGTTATTTCGAGTGGGATGCAGATCTAAATTATCAACCTCAAAAACATGAAGAAACAAGACCATACGTTGCTACTATAACAGCTGTAAATAGTAGTACTAAGATTGTTACGGATAAGAGTTGGTATAACAGAAGTGAAGAACTCGATGGTGAATTGTTAAGTACTTTTCCTAAACCCCCTCACCGCTTTAAAAATTTAGAAGTAGAATATACCGTAAATGATTTAACCGATTTGACAACTTATATGACAGTTGGTGATGTTTCATATTTAATTACTAATGTTCATATGGATAAAGAAAATGATCGGATATATGTAAAATCTTATTCACCTTTAGAAAAATCTATTAGTGAAAGTGATTTAGTATTTTTTGTTATTGAACTTATAAGTCCATTTGAAGAAAAAATTAAAATTGTTCCATTTGACCAGGATGTTGAACTCAATGATTCTGTATTTTTAGCATTACCAAATATGGATGGTGAAGATATTCCTATAGATAGAAGAGGAACAATATTTAAATCATATGAGAATTTAGTTGGTAGTAATGCTACTGTAAGACAAGAGATTGAAGATAAATTAGTTTCTGGAAGTTTATTAGATGTTAAAGTAAATGTAGATTATCAAAAAAGATTGACTTCAATTGATGAGTATAATGATAATGGGTTTGGAAATTTTATAAATTTTAGTTCTGTAGAAGAGCGATTAACAAATTTTAAATATAAATTAGATTTAATTGAGAATTATACTTCTCAAAGTGGTGTATTTACTAATGTATCAAGTGGTGAGGGGATGCAATCAGATTACGATACTAAAGTAACACAAGTAAAGAATAGTTTTGATGCATATGAATATTATCTATATCACGAATCCTCTTCTTATGTCTCAAGTTCAGCAGGTGAATTTCACGATACAAGCTGGCCAAAAGAAAATAGTTCAAGTCCATATACGTTATCACCAACTACAGCATCAGTTGCTTCAACTTGGTATGATACTATGATTGAAAGTGCATCATTATATGACCAAATGAATGATAATAGATTGGTGAATAATTTACCAGGTCATGTTAGGTATGATGGAGAAGGTAAAACATTTATAACGTTTATGGATATGATAGGACAACAATTTGATGAGACTTGGATTTATTTAAAACATTTTACTGATATAAATGATAGAAGAAATAAATTATCTAAAGGTATCTCAAAGGATATTGTAAAACACGTGGCTAAGTCATCTGGATTACAAGTAGTTCATGGAAATGATTTATTAAATCTTTCAGAATATTTGTTGGGTAAAGATATAGATGATGGTTCACAAACTTATGAAAAGGCTCAAGAAGAAGTAACGGAAGAAATATGGAAACGAATACTTGCTAACTTACCTTTCTTTCAAAGAACTAAAGGTACAACAAGAGCAATAAAGGGATTGTTGAATTGTTATGGAATACCATCTACAATATTAAGAGTTAGAGAATATGGGGGTCCAGAGTATGATGGTTTAGATATTTCATATGATAGAATAAGGAAATTTACATACGCTCTTGATTATCGTGGAACACAATATATAGAACATTTATGGACAACCGATAATACAAGTGGTCGTTATCCTGAAACTGTAGAGTTTAGGTTTAGAACACCAACAAGACGAAATCAAACAATTATACAAAAAGGAAATGATTGGGCTATATCATTATTAGATGGTGGTATTACAAATAAAGGAAAGTTAAAGTTTCAATTAACTGGCTCAAGTGATAAGTTTTTTGTTACATCTTCAACTCAACAATTCTATAATGATGAGATGTGGAGTGTAATGTTAACTCGTAAAAGTGGAAGTACGAGTGGTGATGGTTTAGATACTGATAATACAGGACAGTCTATAAAATATGAATTGGTTGCTAAACAATATGACGCAACAAGATTTAAAATAAATTATCAGACAAGTGCAAGTTTTACAACCAGTTCCGCTGATTTAAATGGAGCATTTACTTCAAGTGCTAATGTTTATCTTGGTGGTAGTGGAAGTGCATTTGATGGTAATAATTTTACTGGTTCATTAATGGAATATAGATTATGGACTGAACCACTTTCTCAAAGTAAATTTGATAATCATGTAAGGGCACCAAAAGCCTATAATGGTAATACTACTTCATCACATGCAGATAATTTAGTTTATAGAAATACTTTTGATGAGAATATAGACCTATCGGGTAATTATGTAAGTAATAGTGTTGATAATCGTACATATAGTGCGAGAAGTGGTTCACAATCTGGTTATTCTGCTAACTTGTATAGAAGTATAAATGAAGTCGAAGAGATGAAGATTCCTAATATCGGTGCTTCAAGAAGAAATTCTAATAAAATAAGGATAGAAGGTGGGTATTTAACTGGTTCTTTAGCACCAGATGTTACTTTACAAAAATCTTCTTTTGATTTTGCTCCTGTAGATAGTAATAAATTAGGAGTTTATTTCTCACCTACTGATATAATCGATAAAGATATTATTTATAGTTTAGCAGATGTAAATTATGATGATTATATTGGAGATCCAAGAGACCAGTATAGAAGAGAATATAGGGGATTAAAGGAAGCACAGCAGGCATATTGGAAGAAGTATTCAAGTTCAAATAATTTTTGGGATTATTTAAGAATACTCAAACATTATGATTCTGGAATTTTTAAACAAATAAAATCCCTAATACCTGCAAGAGCAAACGCTACACTTGGTGTATTGGTTGAACCAAATATATTAAATCGTAGTAAAGAAATTATTGGTGATACACCCGAATATGAGAGTTTATATTATGAAAACGCAGGAGAGTTTGATAATGGTGTTTTAGTTACTCGTGGTACAGAACCATATGTATCTCAATCATCAGCTAAAAGTACTATAAATGTAACTGGAGAATATCCATATCATGAAGGAGAATCAAAATTAAACTTATTTATTCCTGAATCTGGTTCTATAGGAACACTTGCAATGCCTTCTCGATATAGATTAAATGAACGAATAGAGAATGATGCTTGGTTAAATAGTTATGCAACTGCATCGATTACTAAAGGTGATGTAGAAAAAACATTTAAAGAAGTTTTAAATCCTGTTATAACGGGTTCAAGATATTCAGAAAAAAATTATATATATAAGTATTATTTTCATAGTGATGCATCAGCAAGTAGACATCCAACCGTTGGAATAAATCCAATGCATATTGGTGCAATGAGTGGTTCGGCCGATGGTTTACACTTAATGCCAAGATACTTTCAATCTTCTGTAGCATCACAAAATCCATTATTTGGACATTATAGTCATTCATTGGAATTAACAGATAGAGTTAGTTTGGCAGCAGATTCCGTACTATTTAGGGCATTTTATAAGGGTATGACATTTGGTGCAGATCAAGACCATCCTGATTATCCTGCAGTTGAGATTACTATTACCTCACCAACACGATTTGTTTCCAAAGAACCTGGAGAATCACGTTTAGTAGAAGATGATAAATTAAAACCAAAAGATACTGGATTTATGAAAGGTGAATAGATTGAAAATAATAATGATAAAAATTAGAGAAGTATATATTTATGTATGAGGGAATAATCTTTCCTCATCTATCAATAGGAGATAAAATATGGGATTTTTAGATAACACGAGTATCACCGTAGATGCTATTTTAACAAAAAAGGGTCGAGAATTATTGGCTAGAGGTGATGATTCATTTAAAATCACAAAATTTGCATTAGCAGATGATGAAGTAGATTATAAGTTGTGGGATACATCACACCCAAATGGTTCAAACTATTATGGGGCAGTGATTGAGAATATGCCAGTTTTAGAGGCATTTACAGATCAAACTCAAGTAATGAGATATAGACTTGTTACTTTGGATAAAAATACAACAAGAATGCCTGTATTGACGGTAACTCCACAAAATACAGATTTAACAGCTGGTGCAGCTGGAGTAAAAGTAGTTGCAAGTACAAATACAAATGCAGATACATCTTTTACATTTGAACTTAACGATACATCAATAGCTTATCTATTTCCAGTTGATGCATCAGGGAATGCGATAGACAGCCAAAATTTTATAACGATACAAGATACTGAAAGTTCAGCAACAGTTGTATCTGAGAAAGAAGTTGAAGTTCGGGCTAAATCTTTAAGAACTGCTAAGAGTGCAAGACTTACTATTATAGGTAATAATACAGGTATAACAAAATCTATAACATTAACTACTCTTAAAGATCAATCTACTTAACATATAATCGAAGGAATTAAATAATGGCCTCATATTATGACTTTAATGAAGAAACCGACATTGTAAAAAATCAACGTGTCAAGGTTTCGAGTGGAATGTGGAGTGGTGGTAGTGGAACACTTACCGCTTTTTATACATCATCCGCGCAAGGCAACCAATCAGCATCTTTTGTGAATGTGTATGATAAAGCAGAAACAGATTCTACACGAGAAGTACAATTTGCAATAGGATATGCTAACTATAATGGATTGGGTTCAATAGGAAACTCTACTAAAACAACTGCAGGTAACAGAGAAACTGCAGCTCTATATAGACAATTAGCAAATGTATTGTTACCTCCAGGTACAGATAAATTTACATTTGGAAATGCACAATCCGCATCAGATGATATTTTCTTTGTGGTTACAAATCGAGCCCGTCAAAGAGAAAAGATGGATCCAGGTAACTGGGAATTGAGAGTTGGAAAAGAATCAGCTAAAAATATGAAACTGATTGATGATAGTGGAGCAACTACAATACCAACTGTAAATGAAGCAGGACGAGTATTCAATGTTGTTAGTGGTTCAATTTCAAGTGGAACTGCAGATACTTTTAGAGCAGCTCCAGCTGGTGGAGTAGGAAGTTTTTATCCTGATTTAGGAATCATACTTTTAGATGCTCAACATATAGCTACAAGTGCTTCAATACAAGGTTCTATTGGAACTGGTGGAATCCCAAGAAGTGCTGATACATTTGACAATACCCAAGCAGAATTATTTAAAATCATATCAAGTGGTTCTTATTTTGCAGCACGTAGAGAAGAAGAAATTACTTCTACAATGTATTTTTGTAGAGCAAATAATAAACATTTTAATTTTAGTAACAATCCAACCTTTACTACTACTTCATCTGATGGTACTGAAGGTGTCTTACAACAATCCACTTTTGAAGGAGATCCAAAAACGTATATAACTCAAATTGGATTATATGGTGAAAATAATCAATTATTGGCAGTTGCTAAATTAAGTAAACCAGTACTAAAATCATTTTCAAGGGAGGCTGTTATTAAGGTCAAGCTTGATTTCTAAAGGGGATCCTAATGTTCAAAATAATAGACCCCCAAAATATATCTAAAAGGTCTTTTAAATCTAATAAAAAATTTACTGTAGATAATACTACAAGTGCCAGTTTTGGTAATTCTGTAGTTAGAGCTATAAGTGGTTCTCATTGGAATTATGATACTGGATCTGATACTGTTACACATATAGTATCTGGTTCTATCTCCAGTAGCTATTATGCTCTACCTACTTATAATGTGATTAGAAAACTTTATTATAAGGATCCTCATGATACGTTTGGTTATAGACAGAAAATAAATAGAGTTTTACAAGGTAAGGCTAATGTTTTTAGTATTCCAAGAAATTTAATAGGTGAAAATATAAAACCAGGCAGTGTTAAATTATCAGATACTTCCAAAGGAATAACCTTTGATATCAGAGATGATAAAGATGGTAATTTATATGATTTCAATTATTCTGGTAGTTTTGCAGCATTTAAATCAAGTTCATTTGATAGATCACAAGGTTTAAATGCACAAGGTAGTGGTAGTCAAATAGGAAATATATTTTATGAATCTGGTATTATGGTAATAACTGATACTGGTTCATATGCAGATGTTGGTATGGGTAGTTCTTATTCTTTAGAATTTAAGGCAACTCAAAAACATTGGGAACATGAATATTTATGTACCGCTAATCAATTCGAATTTAATACCACAATGAATATAAGTGCAACTAAGAATAGAAGTGGTAGTATTTCTATAACTGCTGGCCCTGAGAATTATTTTTCAGATAAGTATGGAATTCCACGAATAGATGCGAATTATCGTAAAACAATTAAATATGAAAAATCACCCTATACTTTATTACCACCAGGTACTGCACCAAAAGGTGAATTAATCTCAACTCCCTGGACTGAAGGTGTTATTCCAGGACATGGAAGTTCTACGATGGGTGGATGGTCAACCGATGGAACTGCAACAGTATTTAGTGGTTCTGGTAATGAATTAATTTTATCAGCAAGTACAGGACATTATCCCGCAACCTTTGCAAAGGCCATACAAACTGTATCGGTTAAAAAAGGAAAAGAATATGTTCTTTCTGGTGAGTATAAAGTTCCTACTGGTGGTACGAATAGTGGAAATGGAGTAGTATTCATTGAAGAAAGTGGAACAATTACTGGTACATTACGTTCTGAGGCTATGTATCCAACTGGTTCTGATCCTCATAAATTTAAATTCCCTTTTCAAGCAATTAAAGATACACATTATATATTTTTAGCTATGGAAAAAAATCAACAACATGATGAAACCTCTTGGAGTAATCTTTCTCTTAAAGAATGGCACGGATTCAATAGTGGTATAGGTGATTATGAATCTGAATATAATGCAACAGACACTTTTGAAAATTTTGTAACTCATTCAGAGTTCAGACCATATGTTACACAAATAGGATTATATGATGATGGTGGCCAGTTATTAGCACATGCCAAACTCGGTAATCCAATCAAACTTGATGATCAATATGATACATCTTTTATAGTTAGGTTTGATATTTAACAAATATATATTATATTTATATTATAATAAAGTCTATACCTTTTTAATCTAAAAGGTTACATTAATTAAACAACAACCTGGGGAAAAGGATGCGCAAGTTTCTATTAAGCTTCTTAATTATGGTGATGGGGATTTCGTATTCTCAGACACCAATAATTAGACTTATGCAATCAA